CTGGGTCAAACCTAAAGGCTCCTCAACCACAAGGTGGACCTCGTAAGAAGTCGTTTTGTGCTAGGATGTCTGGTATGCCTGGTCCTATGAAAGATGAAAAAGGTAGACCTACTAGGAAAGCCGCATCACTAAAAAGGTGGAATTGCAAATGAGTGCAGAACGTGAAGTTATAGAACACGGCGTTGAAATTAAACATATTCAATCGGATGTGGACAGTATTATGGAAGACATGGAACAATTAAAAGCCCGTCTAGATGGTATTGAAAAAACATTAGAAGAAATCAAAGGCGGATGGAAAGTATTCATTGCTATTGCTACTATTATTTCAGGCGTTATAAGCTGGATGGTGACGCACTGGCTAGGAAAATAACATGAAAGCCTTTATAGATAGAATATTTAAAAAAAGGAAACACGATGCTGAACAAATTGAAGAAAATAAAGCAATACTTAGCGAACAAATTGAAACAGCTATTAAAAACAAAGTAGCACAAGTCGCATTAGAAGATATAATAAAAGAAGCAGACAGAATTATTGTCGAAGAATTAAAACAAGCAGAAGTTTTTACAAAACCGGGTCATTATTTTAATGATTGTAACTGTGTAAAATGTGTAAGATGGAGAAGTCAAAATGCCAAGTAAATCTAAGAAGCAACACAACTTAATGGCAGCTGTAGCTAACAACCCAGCCTTTGCTAAAAAAGTTGGTATACCAAAATCAGTAGGAGAAGAGTTTATGAAAGCAGATAAAACTAAGAAGTTCGGATCAGGAGGAGCACTAAAAGAAGTTGACTCAAGTGACAATCCTGGATTATCAAAATTACCAACGGAGGTTAGAAATAAAATGGGCTACATGAAAAAAGGCGGTATGGCTAAAAAAGGTATGAAAGAAGGCGGCATGATGGACAAGAAAGATATGGCGCAAGATAAAAAGATGGCTAAAAAAGCTATTGGCATGCATGAGAAACAACTTCATGAAGGAAAAAAATCTGATTTAACTAAACTTAAAAAAGGTGGCATGGCTAAAGGTTGTGGTTACTCTAAAGGTGGTCAACTAGCTAAAGCTAACGGTATTGCTGTTAAAGGTAAAACTAAAGGAAGGATTATTTAATCATGGAAAAAGGTTTAGGCAAGTTTTCACAGTATCGTAAATTACGTACAGATGGCGCTAAAAATACTGATTTAGAAATTCGCCCTGCTATGGGCCAAAGAATTGTTGATGATACGGCACCAGATATAGGTAAATTTAAAGAAGGCGTAGATGAAGTAAAAGCAAAAGTTTCTAAACCTACAGGGCCTAATTATCAAAAAGATAAAAAAGTTATTCCTATGACTAAAGAAGATAAGGAAGTTCTTAATTCACCTGAGTTTAAAAAAGCTAGTGAAGGTACTAAAGACATGAAAAAAGGTGGCATGGTTAAATCTTCAGCTTCTAAACGTGCTGATGGCTGTGCTACTAAAGGTAAAACTAGAGGAAAAATCTGCTAATGAGAGCTTCACGCGGTATGGGTGCTATAAAGAAAACTAAAATTCCTAGTGCTACTGAGAACACTATGCCTAAAGGCGTGGTTAAGAAACGTCGTGACAACACGGACTTTACTCAGTTTAAAGAAGGTGGCACAGTAAACAAAGCAGGTAATTACACAAAGCCAAGTCTTAGAAAAAGAATTGTGTCTCAAGTAAAAGCTGCTGCAACACATGGTACAGGCGCTGGTCAATGGTCAGCTCGTAAAGCTCAGTTAGTAGCTAAGAAATATAAAGCTGCAGGTGGCGGATATAAGTGAGTGCATTAGCTAAACCACAACGTTCACTAAAAGCGTGGGGTGAACAAAAGTGGACAACTAAGTCTGGTAAAAAGTCTAGTGAAACAGGTGAAAGATACTTACCAGAAAAAGCAATTAAAGCGCTAAGCCCTCAAGAGTATGCTGCTACAACGAAGGCTAAAAGAGCAGGTAAAGCTAAAGGTAAACAGTTTGTAGCTCAGCCTAAATCAATTAAACAAAAAGTAAAACCTTTTAGAAAAATATAATTATGGCAACATACACCACAGGACAGACGAGTTTTAACTTAGATTTAAATAACCTCGTTGAAGACGCGTTTGAACGTTGCGGACAAGAGTTACGTACTGGGTATGATCTACGTACTGCACGACGTTCACTAAACCTACTTACAATTGAGTGGGCTAATCGTGGTATTAACTTGTGGACAGTTGAACCTGGTCAAATTAATTTAAACCAAGGTCAAATTATGTATGCGTTGCCTGTTGACACAATTGATTTGTTAGACATGGTCACTAGAACCGGTACAGGATCAAACCAACAAGACATTAATATTAACCGTATCAGCGAGTCTACGTATATTACAATACCAAATAAAAACGCTACAGGTCGTCCTATCCAAGTGTGGATTAATAGACAGAGTGGTCAAGAGAACCCTACTGATTTGTATACAGATGGCGCAGTTACTGCAACGGCTACTACGATTAACTTAACTTCTATTGTAGGTTTAGCTCAGTTTGGCTTTATTAGATTAGATAATGAAACCATTCAGTATGGCGGACTTACAACGACAACAAGTGGCTCTACAACATACTACCAACTAACTGGATGTATACGTGGTGTTAACAACACGGTGGCTGCAACACATACTACGGCTACTAGAGTCTTTGTACAGAACTTACCTACAGTCAATGTATGGCCAGCACCAGACCAAAGTAATTTTTATCAGTTTGTCTATTACAGATTAAGACGAATTCAAGATGCAGGTACTGGTCTTTCAGTAGAAGATATTCCGTTTAGATTTATTCCTTGCATGGTTGCAGGGTTAGCTGCGTATCTAAGTATGAAGTTACCTAATGTGTCTCCTGATCGTATTCAGATGTTAAGAGCAGATTATGAAGCAGCGTTCCAATTAGCAGCTGATGAGGATAGAGAAAAAGCAAGCGTTAGGTTTGTACCTCGTGAAATGTTTTATCACGGATAAATAAATGCCAACCAAATATGCTAGTGCCAAGAACTCGATTGCACAATGTGACCGTTGTGGATTTAGATATAAACTAACGCAATTAAAACGCTTAGTTATAAAGACAAAAAATGTTAATATACTCGTATGCCCAGAATGTTGGGAACCGGATCAACCACAGTTAAGCTTAGGCCTATACCCAGTTAATGATCCGCAAGCAGTGCGTAACCCAAGACCTGACAGTCCTAGTTATTATCAGTCAGGTTTAAACGGCTTACAAACGGATGAAACAACAGGAACATCAACGTCACAAACGGGCGTTCCTTTAATGGGTAGTAGAATCATACAGTGGGGCTGGCAGCCGGTAGGTGGAGCTAGTTTTTTTGATGCACCATTGACACCTAATGACTTAGTAGGAACAAGTGTACTAGGTGATGTAACAATATCAATATCTTAAGGAGAAGTAAAATGGGATTTAAATCAGGCGCAGACGGTATTACTAAACAAGGTAAAACCAAAGGTCGTAACTTAGGTGACGACGGAGCTAAAGTAGCTATTAAAACAGGCCCTAAACATGCGGGTTCTAAAGGCGGTAAAAAGAACATTGACATGAAAACTATGGGTCGTGGCATGGCTAAAGTTGCAGCACAAAAAAGGGGATAATAATCATGGCAAAAAACGACTTTCCAAAACCAACACCAGCGGCACCTTATCCATTAGGTCACGCTAAAGAAAACAAAGACGCTAGTGAATACACTGGATTTAAATTTCCATCAGGTGGTACTGGTGATGATCTTAATATTTATAAACAACCTATGCCTAATCCAAACAGCATGGACATTGGAGTTTCACAAGATCCTAACAAGTTAAAAGCACAAGACCTTAATAAAAATACTGGCGTACAACGCGTAAGTGCTGGAGATCCAGGTTCTAAAGTTATTAATCGTCACGGTGAAAAAACTATGCGTGGTTACGGTGCAGCTACTAAAGGCATCAAAACAAGAGGCCCAATGGCATAATAAATGAACTACGCTGAACTTGTCGCACAAATACAGGACTACACAGAAAATACGTTTACTACAACGGATATAAACACGTTTATAACCCAAGCAGAACAACGTATTTACAACACGGTTCAATTACCTGCACTACGTAAAAATGTGACAGGCTCATTAAGTGCTGGTAATAAGTATTTAGCTATGCCTACAGATTGGTTAGCTACATTTAGCTTAGCTGTATTTGGTGCTGACAATGAATATAAATATCTTTTAAATAAAGACGTAAACTTTATTAGGCAATCATTCCCTGATACTGATTCAGCTTTTTATGGAGAACCACAATACTATGCGGTATTTAATGCTTCATCATTTATTGTTGGCCCTACACCTGATATTAATTACTCAGCAGAGCTTCATTATTTTTATTATCCAACGTCTATTACTATTGCGGGTACTTCTTGGCTTGGTGATAACTTCAGTTCAACTCTTCTTTATGGGTCTTTATTAGAGGCTTATACATACATGAAGGGCGAAAAAGATGTGCTTGATAATTACAGAGCTCGATACGATGAGGCAATGCTATTACTCAAACAACTTGGTGATGGTAAAGATAGACAGGATGCATACCGCTCAGGTCAAGTTAGATACCCAGTTCAATAAAGGAAACTAAATTGGCAATCGGACAAACACTAGCAACAAGTTTTAAAGTTGAAATCTTAGACGGTATACATAATTTTGGTGTAGGTGTTATTCGTGCAACTACTGCGGCGGATACATTTAAAATAGCTTTATATAGCACATTAGCTACGCTTAACTCTACAACAACAGTATATACAACACAGGATGAAGTTACAGGTACAGGCTATGTAGCAGGGGGTAACACATTAGTTATTTCTCAAGCGCCTACCTCAACGAATACTGAGACAGTGGCATGGTTAAACTTTGAAAATTCAAGTTGGGCAAATGCGACCTTTTCAGCAGACGGTGCTTTGATATATAATAGCACTCAAGGTAACAAAGCAGTAGCAGTATTAAATTTTGGAAGTACTAAAACTACGACCAATCAAACATTTACAGTAACATTCCCGGCGTCTACATCAAGCGCTGCAATTATAAGGATAACATAAATGACAACAGTATCTTCTGTATTTTCAGAAGCACCGCAAGTTAAAG